TAAATGAGTGTCAAAGATACTCAGTTAGTGGAAAAATAGATAGTGGTATTTTAGCAGCATTCACAGATGTAAAAGTAGATGAACTTACAAAGAACCTCAAAGAAAAGAACTTTCCGTCAGTACGCAAATGGGTTGTCGATAACTTGGACAATGATCCTACTGTACTTATGCGTCATGTTTACGATGCTCTTTATAGCACCCTTAAAAACACTAGCATTCCTGCTGCTGTGCTTATTATTGCTCGTTATTCTTATCAAATTGCCTTCGTAGCAGATCAAGAGATTAACCTTCTAGCTTGCTTAACCGAAATTATGGTTGAGTGTGAATTCAAGTAAAAAATTATTATGACTGTAAAATTAATTCGTATGTGGTCTGGCGAAGATGTAATCGCTGACGTTACTAAAGAGGACACTGATTCAATAACAATCACTGATCCAATTGTGGCTGTACCATCACAACAACAGGGACAAATTGCATTTGCCCCTTGGTCTCCTTTATCTCAAAAAGGTGAATTAGAAATCACCTCAAAGTATATTGTTTATACCACTGATCCACAACCAGATATTATTGAACAATATAATTCAATGTTCGGCAAAATATCAAAACCAACTAAGAAACTAATATTATGAACTGTTGGCACTGTAACACAGAATTAATCTGGGGTGGTGATCATGATCTTGACGATTTTGATGAAGCAGAGTATAGTATGGTAACAAACTTATCATGTCCTCGATGTCATTCATATGTTGAGGTTTATTATCCTAGTAAAAACTATGAAAACGAGCAAGAAACCAATTCAAAAAATTAAACATCAGATTAAATCAAATATGTATTACATCTTCTGGGGTGCTGCAACTATTGCAGTCATGGCAGGTCAAATTTATGTTGGTGCAGGATATCGTTCTATGTCAGAATCTGTAAAAGATCTTACCGAAATGATTGAGATTAAAATCGAAATGGAATTACTGAAAGATTCCATGAGAAAAATGCCAGTTATACAATGAAAATTGTTGTTAGAAACAAGTATGAAGGTAATGATGTAATACAAACAAGAACCCTTACATTTGAACCATATCCTTATAATCAAATAGAATTAGTAATTGAAAAAATTAAAGATAATCTATCTCCAGATTTAATCAAGAAAAGAAAATCTTTGATGTATCCTAGTGATTTATTAAGAAATAAGTATTATGGACATTGCTATCATTCGACACAAGCATTATTTTATTTGATGGACACTGATAGATTAATTCCTATGAGTGGCAAAGATTATAGAGGTGAGGCTCACTGGTGGTTGCAAGATGAAGATAAGATATATGATGCTACTGCAAATCAATACCTTGACAAACAGAAAGTACCACCATATAATGAAGGTAAGAAATCAAAATGGTATGGTTGGAAGCAACGACCACATCAAAGTTCATTGGCCTTGACAATTAGAGTTCTGGGTGATAAACTGATTTCAGATGAAATAACTTAGTTATTTCACACCCCTTATACCACTCCAAAAGAGTTGGTTTGTTTTTTTTTTTTATTTTTGAATTTCATGTTAAAGTCTAAAAAGCCCGCACTTGGTGTAGGCCAAAAGTCTGCTGATGCTTTAAAATCAGTACTCGCTGTTGATCTAGTTAAAGAGAACAGATTTAAGAATTTACTCAGAGTAGTAAAAGATAATATTGACCGAGCAGGGATACTTCTGCCGGTAGCAAAAAGTCAATCTTTTTTATCTATAGATGAATTTAAAGCACTCTATTCATCACAACTAAAAGATTACGAAACTTACATAGTAAATGTTCCTATTTCTTTAATCAATTACAGGCAAGGACAAATTCGTTTGGTTCGTCCAGAGTTTTGTGTTCAAAACTATAACTTGTTTAACCATGTAGTTGATTTTTGTCAATCGGAATTTCCTGTTTCATTTTATGATGAAAATGTTGGATTTTTTGACATAATCAAAAAACAACATCTTACCGCACAAGTCGCTGCAATCTCACATGTTAAAGGTGAAGATACTTTACTTCCCATGAGAGTAACTGCATTCAAATCATCTGTATCGTCTATAGACAGAGATGTATTAAGATCTAAGAGATTTTATGATGAAGTACAAGGTATCAACGATACTAAAGAGTGGGAGAAACTCCTTCATCAATGTCAGGTAGGTCTTGAAAGTGCTACACAGATAAGAGATTTCTATTATTCGATTCCCGGATTAACTTGGCAACCAATTGACTTTCCTTTTCCTTATGTAAAGGATGCACAATTCTCTTGCACAAAAGTTTCTCAGTTTGGTAAACTAATTCAGTATGCAGTAAATGATGATGCATTACATGAATTAAGATCGATTGTTCAAACTCTTTGTAATACCCTTGATTGGGAAAGAGAAGCACCTAAGAAAGAACTCTCTGTTTATCTTGTCAGAGCATTCTATAACTTTGAGAAAAGATTACATCCATTACTTGATGATGCTATGGGTGGATTAGGTCTTCCTTATGACATCCTAGATCATATTGAAGATTTCTTCTCAAATAAAACACAGAAAATGTTTCTTGGTAGCACAAGTATAGATAAGAAGCCTTGGCAACATCTTGTTAAGGTTGCAGATCAGGTCAATCTTAGATTGATTGAAACTGGTTTTATTGATTCACCATTCTTCTCACTTCAACGATCTAAGTTTGTTGATGCTGTATATGCACTAGCAAATCCAGTCATGGGCAAGGCTAAGAAAGAATCAGTTGAGAGAGATCTGATTGAGAAGTACATTAAAATTCATGTTAGAAATTTTAATTGATTACATTGGCAAATGATAAATCCTATGTTATAATAGGATTATGACAATTAATCTTATTTCTAAAGATAATACCTTATGGGCTGCTGATGAGTTCATAAGGTATTTTTCGCGTATGGGAAATATTGAAGATTATCTTAGATATGTTAAGAAAGAAACTGTTAAAAGTTTTAGTGCTCTTACATCATTTGAAGATGAATTTTTAAATGAAGATATTCATCCAAACGATATGGAGTTTGATATTCGATTTATAGGTGATAGATTTCAAAATAGTCTTCCACAAGATTATTACAAAACAATGTTGGGTGCTGTTTCATCACATAATAATGAGACAAATATTCCCGGTAGAGAATTGCGTTGGATGGTATATGAAAAGAATACAAATAAAGTTATTGGGTTTATCCGATTTGGTTCCCCTACAATTAATTCTAAACCAAGAAATCTTTGGTTAGGTAAACCAGCCAATTTAACTTTGATGAATCGCCACACTGCGATGGGTTTTGTAATTGTTCCTTCGCAACCATTTGGATATAATTATCTTGGTGGTAAATTATTGGCATTGTTATGTTGTTCACATTTTGCAAGAGAAACAATATCTAAAGTATTTGATAAAGAGATAGCATTATTTGAAACAACATCTTTATATGGATCTACGACATCTGCATCACAGTATGATGGACTAAAACCTTTTATGAGATATAAAGGACTAACTGAAAGTAAGTTCACACCATTACTTCATGATGATGCATTTCATAGGTTACATAATCGTTTTAAAGAATGGAATGATAACACACCTCTTACAGATAATAAAGCATCATCTAAAAAGATGAAGAGACAATCAAAGATGATATCAATTATTAAAAACTCCATGAAAGAATATGATATGAATACAGAGTTAAAACAATTTACAGATACTATAGACATGGCACTTAACTTAACACAGAAGAAAAGATTTTATATTTCTGATTATGGTTATGGTAATGTTCGTGAAGTTATTAATGGAGAGCAAGATAAATTAGTTCGTGGTCAGAACTGGGATAAGTTTCATCTTGAAAACATATTGGCATGGTGGAAGAAGAAAGCAACTAAGAGATATGATAAGTTGAAAGCAGAGGGTAGATTCAGAGATAAGGTTGAACTATGGACACAAGACGATGACATACAAATCATCCGATAATAAATACTTAAAAATAAGTGCGAAGGATGAAGACATTTAAGGAGTTCCTAGACGAGAGTAGTCTCAGTAGAATTAAAAGTAAATCTGATAAAGGTGGGATGGCTGCACTGTCTGCATCCAGAGCAGATAAATCTGCAAAGGAAAATCGTGCAAGAGCAAAACAATTAGACAGGGATATTCGTGGTAGAGGATTAGGTGGTGCTACAAAAGTAACTGGTTCATACATGGAGAAAGATAAAAAAACTGGTGAGGAAAAGAAAGTAAAAGAAAGAAGTCACATTGTTTCCTCTGGTAAGATGGGTAAGAGAAAGTTTAAGAAAACAGTAAAGGCACTTGGTAAAAAGTATGGGCAGGATTCCGTCTTGACACAAACGAAAAAAACTGGTACACTATCAGCAACAAGAAAAGGTGGACTTGGTAAAGCAAAAAATGTTAAATTAGGTAAATTTAAACCACAGGGTAAAAACCCAGAAGGTCAATCACAAATCAAAGGAAAAACTTTTACATACGGATAATGACAACACCACTTTATGATGACTCCAACTGGAGAGAAGAATACAAATCTTTTGCCAGAAACAAAATGGAAATTGAATTACTTGAAAATGGCCCTAAGAGTTTATCTCAATCATGGCATCTTCAAGCACTCTATAGTAATTGGAAAAAGATGAAAGGATATAATAAATTTGATCCCAAAGAAAATACAGGTCAATTACAATCATCAATGAAAGAATTTTTCAATCATCAAAAAGATCAAGGCATCTAAAGTATGAATAAACTTTGGAGAATATGGGCGAAAGCATTAGGTGATAAATCTGGCAAGAACGATAAGGAAGCAGATTATGTAGCGATGATAAGAACCTTTATCTTCCTTCAACTCATAGTTACAAACTGTTTTATTGTTGGTGGTAACATTCGTCATTGGAATGACCATCACATACCACCCTCTTATATTATTGATAATGGCTGAACTGAAAGACTGGTTGAACTCAATCAACCTTAATAAGAAGAACATGATTGATGAAGATCCATCGTTAGAAAAAGAATATATTCCTTTCGTTATTAATAAATGTTTATCAGGACATCTTGATACAGTGATGTTTGCAAACGAGATGAATAAATATCCATCTCTACCAGAGAAGATGCAACATGACTTTTTTATACATATAGTGAGGAAGAAAAAAAGGTTTTCTCCTTGGTTGCGTAAAGACAAAATCAAAAATCTTGATAGTGTCAAAACATACTATGAATGTAGTAATGCGAAAGCGGAACAGATTCTAAAGATTCTTACAAAAGAACAACTGAACTTTATTAAATCTAAACTTGATATTGGAGGAAGACAATGAGCGTTCTTCGTGAACCTGAAGTGAATTGGGATCCGAACCAGATGGTTGAGGTCACATTAAATGAACCAGATGATTTTCTCAAGGTAAGAGAAACATTAACTCGTATTGGTGTCGCATCAAGGAAGGAAAAGAAAATATATCAATCCTGTCATATTCTTCATAAACAGGGAAGATATTTTTTAGTACACTTCAAAGAATTGTTTGCACTTGATGGTAAACACGCTAACCTGACATCAAATGATGTACAAAGAAGAAATCGTATCGCACAACTATTAGTAGACTGGGGGCTTGTTGGTATCGTAAACTCTGATACAATACAAGATGTCGCACCATTGAATCAAATAAAAGTATTGGCATATAAAGATAAGGGTGATTGGATATTAGAAACAAAATATAATATTGGATCTAAAAAGAAGAAGGTAGAGGTAACTGAATAA